CCGGTGATCGTGCCGACCTGGGCCAGCAGGTCATCGAGCAACGCATCAAGCGCCGGTCGGTAGCGCGCCGACTGGATGCCCAGATACCGCAGCACAGGCGCCTCCTCGGCGGCGAAACTGACCGTGAAACGGCCCTGACGCAGCTCCTCGGGCGTGTTCTGATCCCGGGTGAACTTGATTTCAAAGCCGAGGATGTCGCCGTCGGCCTTGAGATTGCGCAGACCGGTCTCCATCGTGTTCAGCACAGCCTGAATGGTCTGGCCGGTGATGTTGAAGCGGCCGAGATAAAACCGCAGCGTGCGCAGCAGCATCAGGTGGATGAAGTCGCGCCCGCGGGTGACATTGTAGAACCGCCAGAGGTCGTCCTCGCCTGCATTGTCGGTGCCAACGAAGATGAAGCCGCCCTGCGCGATGGCGCTCTCGACGCCCATTTCGCCGCGCAAAAGAACCCCGATATTGGCCGCGAGCAGGCGCTGGCCTTCGGTCGCGCCGTCGGTCAGCGAGAAGTTGATCGGGCGCGAGGGGCCAACGATGCCCTGCACCGGCTGGTTGGCCCAGCTGTGGAACGGGCGGCCCTGCTTTGCGTGGTCACGGCGGACCCCGATGCCGATCACCGCCGGAGAAAGCGGCTGGACGACCGGAACGCCACCCGCGAGCACCTTGACCGCCGGATCGACCGGGATCAGGCGCTGCGCGCTGATCGTCTCGCGCCAGTCAATCGCAGCCTGCTCATCGGTGGCCGGGCCATCCACAATCGCATGGGCCAGCAGCTTCTCACAGATCGCAGGAAGCGCGGCGCAAACCGGGTTCGCAAACCCCGTCGCGTGCTGCGAAGTAAAACCCGGCGCGCACAGCAGGCGCGGGATCACGCCAAGCTCGGCGCCCGCGCGCACAAACGCCTGCAGGCCGGTCGAGAGGCCATCGCCGATTACATTCGCGATCGTGGCGTCGACATCGGCGCCTTCGGCGACCCGAACCACCACCACCTTCGCCGCCACCTGAAACTCGCCAAGTTGGGCATTCATCAGCATGATCGCGTCGCGCAGCGTGCCGCTGGCGCCCAGAGCAGTCAGCTTTGCCGCATCGTCCGAGTAAAGAAACACGGGCGTGTCGACAGGAAAGGCTGCGGCATCCGCATCGGCTGCCGTGCCGATAATCCCCACCACGGACATATCGCTCCACACCGGCGGGCGCGGTTCATTGTCGATGCGCGAGATGGTGATGCCGAAGGTCGGCTCGGACATGGGGCTGTCTCCTTCAATGACACAGACCGCGCAGGCCATTCAGACCGACGCGGCCTCTTTTGGGGGATGCAGGTTTTGCTCCGGGCTTTGGTTTCAGAACGAAAGCTCAGGCGTCGTGATGTTGAGGTCCTGTCTGGTGTCCGACTGGATGACGACTTCGAGGATCAGCGCCGGGCCCACCGATCCCTGCGTCTCACCGAAGATTTTCAGGGCGCGGACATAGCCCCCGGTTCCATCATCAACCGCCGCGCTCACCTGCACGTCCCGGACAGCGGTGATCTCGACCCGTGAACTGAGCTGGACGATCGCAGAGCGCATGACAGCCCCCTCCCTTAATAGGTCCCGCCATCGATCGCAGGCAGGGCCTGGCCGAGATCCGCGACAGCCTGTGTGATGGCCGTGATGGCCGTCTGGTTGCTGGCGATCACCGCACCATTTGCCGTGATGGCGGCCTCCAGAGCATCGAGCGTGGCGTGCAGGTCGGCCACCTGTGCGATCGTATGCCCATGTGTTGCGGCGGCTTTGCTGGCCAGCTGCTCGGTGAGCGTCGGGATGTCGCTGATCCCGATCGCCACCGGCCCGCTCAGGCCATTGACTGAGGATACCGGACCGTTGGCCAGAACGTCTTCTGCGGTTTGGGCGGCCTGCGCCGCCTGCTGCGCCGCCTCCTGCGCCAGAGCCAGTGTGTTGGTGACGGTGACGGCCGCCTCGATGATCGTGGGGGCCAGCCCGGCACTGGCCGAGATCGTCCAGTCGGCCTGCACTGCCGCGCCGAGCGTGCCATTGACCGCCACGATCTCGCCCGCAAGCCCGCCGGTCTCGCGATCATAGCTGTCCACCCGGAACACGGCCCAGTCCTCAACACCACCCCCCTCGCGAGAGATCAGGCAATACGGTGTCGGTGCAAACAGGGACCGGGCCGAGGTATCCTCAACTTCAAACGTCGTTTGCAAGCCGACCACAAGCCTCAGCGGGGTGGCGGAGGGCGCAACGAGAAACCCGTTCTCCGATGCCGCCTGCACCGTCGCAAGAACCGGCACCAGCACCTCGTTCACCTTGACAAGGCCCAGGCTCACGAGATTGTCGGTTGCCGTGTTGATCCGCGCAAGCTGCGCATCCAGCTCGGCCAGGCTCTCGGCAATCAAGCGATAGCGACGATTGAAAAACTCCCGGTCGAGGTTCTGATTGTCGCGAACCCGCAGGTCCTCGAACCTCAGCATGGCCTCATCCTTTCTTGATCGCAAAGACCGTGGCAATTGCCTCGGGGCGCTCCGCTTGAAGCGCATCGTAGACCGCGGCCTTGATCGTGTAGAGCGCGTCGGGCCGAAACCGGGCGCCGGCATGCTCGAATGGACGGTTGACCGTCACGCGATAATGCGTGGGTTTCGATGCCATCAACGGGTCTCCTTCAGATCATCATGTCTGCGCGTATTCGATAAGCTCGCCGACCAGAAACAGCTTCGCGGCATTCGCGGTGGACCCGACAATCCGGACCGCGTAATCGCTCACCGAAGCCAGGTTGAAGATCGAGCTTCGACGGATCGTGCCGTCCGGCAAAACCACATCCTCGACAACATCCGCCGACGCCGATCCATCCAGCCCGGCCCCCGTGAGCAAGCTGACCGTGCAGTCATGATCGGTCTCGTCATAGCCCTGCAAATCGGTCACGATCTTCACGCTCGTGGTCGCAGAGCCAAGCATGCGTGTCTGCGAGACCCAGGTGAAGGACAGTTTCGGACGGCTCACCGTCACCTCAGACCCTTGCAGTCCAAGGCCCGGCATCAGATCCGTGGTGCCTGTCAATGTCACGCGCACCGGCAGGATGGCGGGCAGGCTGGTCAGGTTGGGACCGTTCGGCGCAGCGTCGAGAGGCACCCAGGCACCGTTGACCTGAAGCTCGAAATCCGTGCGACATGCCGGCGGCGTGATCCCGGGCGTCAGAAGGTCAAGATCCAGAATGCCGCCCGCAAGCTGCAAGGCCTGAAGCTCGACCGAGATGCGCGGCCGGTCGAATTTGGCAAAATACAGACGCATCTTCATGTCCTCGGCCAGGTTGCCGGAGAAAAATGCCCCATCCGTCGAGACGAAAAAGGTGCCCTGCACAACGCCATTGTCAGTCCGGGTCATCGCCACATAGTGATCGCCCGTCGTCACCAGAACGATCGCGTAACGTCGCCCGGCCGTCAGATAGGTCGGATCGATCGGTACCCGGGTTTCCACCAAAGACGGCAGCCCCGCACCGGTCGACACCGCCCCCACTTCGATATCGCCGACCGCAAGCGTCGTGCGCGAGATCACCCGGGTCAGATCAGGCATCCCGTAGGAGGTCTCGGTGACCAGCACGGTCACATCGCCCGCCGCGGCCTTGCGCGAGAAATACAATCCGACCTGCGACAGCCAGCCATCCTGTGAATTCAGAAAGCTCTGCGCCACCTGCTGGCCATTGACCGTATTCGTGATCGTGACGTGATCCCAGTAAGGCTCCTGATAGGTGTCGATCCAGAACTGCGTCACCCGGATCGCGGCATGGCGCTGCGCCGCGGCCACATCATTGACCTCCCAGGTCTCGCCGGCGCGCCGGAACACATTGGCGATCGGATCAAACCGGCCCTGCCGCCACCATGTGGCATTGGTGCAGACCACAAAGGATCGGCCATACCGCCTCCGGGTGCGCGTTCGCGTCAGCTGACGCAGCTCGATGGTCTCGAACGTGTATTGTGCAAGCCGGGTCTCGGAGGAATACCCCGTCAGATCGAGACGAACCCCGTGATCATATCTGGGCAGAACAAAGCCGTTATTGACCTCGACGAAAATGTCGTTGGGGTTCAGCAAGCCAAGCTCGGATGTTGCAGATCCCACGACCGGAAAACGAATGCCTTCCGCAACAACGGCGTCAAAATCGGGATGCGCGGGGTTGCTCCCCTGCTCCGTCAGAAAATGATTGGTGCCGTAGAAAATATAGGCGCCGGGCGCATAAACCTCTTCGCGGATCTCTTCGAGACGCTCGGTCAGTTCGACAATCTCGCTCTTGGTCGCATAAGCCGAGAGCCGGTCGGCCAGCGCCGAAAGATCGGTCCGCAGCGTATCGACCTGCCCGCTGATCTGGCCGCGCCAGCTCTCCAGAGCATGCGTCCGATCCGCTATATTGCGCAGGTTTGGAAGCTGGCTCGGCTGCCATTGCTCAATCGAGATGATCCCACCGGGATCCATCAGCACATAGGCAAGCACCGTCACATTCGCATCCGTGGCCGGATAGCTGGGATCCGGGCCCTCTGTCCCGGCCACCGTCGACACCTCCGCGCGGCGCAGGTTCTCCATCGCCACGGATTGCGGCTCCGTCGTGCCGGTCTGCGCGTCAATCAAAAAGTCACGCGGCTGCACATCCGTATCGACCTCCTGACCAAAGGCCACAATCGCCACGCGCTTGCGCGTGACCAGAGGCAGCACGTTGAACAGATCGACAATCACATCTTCATTGCGGGCATAAACCGCGCCCCCGGCATAAAGACGGCCCGAGGACATCGTGACTTCGGTTGCCGCGGTCTTGGTCGCGGAGAACCCGGAATAGCCCTTGCCCGCCTCGATCGCATCGCGAACGACGTGGTCCAGTGAGGCCCGTGCAAACTCCTGCGTGCTGTTGAGATCGGCCGATTGGAGTTCCTGTCGGTCGCGATAGATGACGATGCTTTCCACGGTCTCAAACCTCTATGAATGCGCCGATTTGCAGGCTGCCGATCTCGAAACGGTCGCCCGCCCTGGGTAGGCGATAGGTCTTGGTGTTGATCAGGACTTTGTCCCGCAGCGATTTTGCAACGCGCACGGCCGCGCGTGCATCGGCGATGGGTTTCTTGCTGGTCGCGTGGAGGTAGCCGTTGATGAAAGGCCCCGCGCTGCGCGGCGCGCGCCGCCTCCTGATCCGCGTCAGGGCCTCGGCCGTGTAGGGCGGCATGCCAAGCCGGGTAACACCCAGATGGGTCGTGCTCGAACGCTCCGCAAAGGCGCGGTCGGGATCGTGGATATGCCACCGCTCGTAAAGATAGCGCCATGAGATTGTTGGCGGCAGGCACGCCCCCTCAATCCGCGCCCCGGATGCGCCGGGAAACACGGATGCCGACTGCGCCGGGTGCACCTCGGCGATGTATTGCGGGCGCACCTCGATCAGATCGCCGTCCGGCAGGACCGTGGTGTATTGCTCCCGGCCCAGGCGGTAGCTGTATCCCGCCGCCCGGGGGATGCGCACGATCCGGCGGCGCAGGCCGATATCGTCGACCAGATAGGCCGCCGCCGCAGGCTTTGCGTTCAAATGGACCGCCCGGGTCGGCTTGGGCGCAAGCACGACTTCGTCGTATTCCGTCGCCTCGAAACGGCCCATGGTTTCCGGCGTGACCACGCGGATCGTCAGGTCCGTCTCGGCGTCCCCGTCAACCAGCTTGGCCGTCCGCATGTATCGGGTGCCCTGCAGGCTGACCGAGTTGACCGGTCCGAGCGAGCTGGCCCCAAGGCCGCGCCGCATCGACAGAAAACAACCGAACGCCCCGGTGATCCCCCGAGACACAAATGGGTAAACCCGAAGCTGGGCGAAGCGGTTCAGAAACGCCTCCCGCTCCGCCGCGGCCAATGACCGCGACAGATAGGTCTTGGCCGGAGGAACAACGAACCGCAGCGCCTCCACATCGACCACAGCCAGCGCCTCGGCAATGGCCGTCCGGGTGCCCTTGATCGCGTGAAAGGGCAGCGCCCGCGCCATGCGCACCCGTTTCTTTTCCTCGTCCCAGTCCTTGTCCCAGAGATCGACCCCAAGGCCCCAGGCCAGCCATGGCAGATGGGCAGAGGGCACCTCGTAGGGCCTGACCAATGGGCTCAGATCGACCGGCAGCGCGCCGATGCGGGCGCCCGTCAGATCCGCAGCCTCCTCAAAGGCCGCCCGGTTATCCGGCAGCAAGCTCTGTCGTGCCATGGGGTTCACTCAGCATTGGGTCGTTGGGATTGACTTGCATTCATAGCAGGCCCTCCTTACGTCAGTCTGGTCGATGCGAAGGACGTAAGAACATGGCCGAAACCGCGACACTGTCATCCAAATTCCAAATCTCGATCCCAAAAGCCATTCGCCAAGCGCAAGGCTGGACCGCCGGGATTACCTTCACGTTCATTCCCAAGGGCAACGGAGTTCTGCTTGTCCCGGTGCCAACTCTCGATGCGCTCAAGGGGCTCGCGAAAGGTGCTGCCAAAACCGATTATCGAGATCGCACGGATCGTGTGCCGTGACATTAGTTGACACCTCGGCCTGGATCGAATGGCTGATCGGCTCACCCACGGGCGAGCGCCTCTCGGCTTATTTGCCCGAACAGGCGAACTGGCTCATGCCCACGATGGTCCAACTCGAACTCGACAAATGGCTTCAACGCGAAGTTGGAGAGCAAAAGGCAGACCAGGTCATCGCATTCACGCAGATGTGCCGGATCGTTGATCTTGATACCGACATTGCCCTGTTAGCCTCCGCGCTTTGCCGCACCCATAAGCTTGCGACAGCCGACGCTGTAATTTTCGCCACCGCAAAGCGGCACAATGCGCGCCTGGTCACCTGTGATGCGCATTTCAAGGGCCTTCCAAATGTTGATTTGATAGAAAAAACCTCGCCTTAAGTTCGATCATATGTCCCGAAGCCCCGCGACCCTGACATTGATGGCGTCGATCGCGTAGACCTCCGTCGGCCCGAGCACGAGATCCTGGACCGGCGCGGTGAGATCAACCGAGTGCACGCCCTCTTGATGGAGCTTTGCAAAAAGCGCCGACCGACGCAGGTTCATCCCGAGCATCCGGTTCGCCTCGAGCCACTCGGTAATGGCCTCGAGCGCCCGCGCGCGCACCACGTTGCCGTCCGGGCCGGGATAAAGCGTCAGGGTCGCATCGATTGAGACGCGTTGAACCTGCGGGGCAAGCACCTCAACCATATCGGTCAGCGGCCGCACGTCATTGGCAATCAGGGACAGCCGGATGGCTTCGCGTTCGCCAAGGCTTGGGGTCGGATCAGCGCCGGCGCGCAGCAGGGTCACCCGCACGCGACCCGGCGCGGCCATGATCGCCGTCGCATCGCGCGCCCAAGCGGCCGCAGAGAGCGCGTGGTAGACATAGGCCCCCTCGGGCCCGGCGACCGAAAAGGCTTCCGGGGCCAGCTGCACCCTGCGCCGCAGGCGGTCGTCATCCTCGGCCACCATCGTGCCCGTCGCATCCTCGATCTGCATCCGTTGCGTCGCAAACAGAGCCGCAAGGTGGTCGAGGTTGGCACCATAGGCCGAGGCCAGCATCACCGCGCGGGCCGCGTCGTTGATCCGGGCGCGCAGGAGCATTTCCCGATAGGCAAAAACCTCGATCAGCTTTCGTGCAGGCTCGCTTTCGAGATCGATCACCCCGAGGATCGGCGGAAAGCGCGCGACAAGATCGTCCCGCATCGCCTGAACCAGCGCCTCGTAATCGAGCGTCTCGATAATCTCCGGCGGCGTTAGCCCTGACAGAGGGATGGCGGTGAAGCGGCTCATGCTCCGGCCTCCCGTTCGGCAATCCGAACCCCGTCCGGGTTCGCATAGGCATCGATGCGCCGGGCGCCCTCGACCGTGAAATCCCCAAAGCTGGCTCGTGGCCGATACTCGCCCTCGAGGAAGAAATGCAGCGCGCCAGACCTCGTGGCCTCGACAATCTGGATGCGGGTGACTCGAAAGCGCGGCTCCCATTGCTCGATCGCAGATGTGACCGCCGCAAACCACGGCGTGACCTCACCCGGCGAGATGGTCCGGCCGAGCAGGTTGGGCACAAAGGAGCCATACCATTCCCGCATGACGCGGCTGCCAAACCGGGTGGTGAAGATATCGCCCAGGCTCTGGACGACATGCGGCCAGCCCTCAAGGACGCCCCCCGTTGCGGCGTTCAGGCCGACCGACGGGCTGGTGTGGCGTGAGGCCATCGCTCTGTCCTCCCCACGCCATTACGCGCCGCCGCCATCACCGCGATCGCCACCGTCATTGTCACCGCCACCTGGACCAACGGCCTCCCTCGCGGCCTGCCCGGCGTCCTCGCCCGCCGCTGGCGTCACAGCGGCTTTGCCCCCGGACACGCGTTTGCCCTTGCGGGCGCGCTCCCTGGCGGCAGGCACATCGCATAGCTGCAAGCTGCCAAGGCGCAGCTCATGCGCAGCCTGTTTCTCGGTCAGCGTCAGCACGGTGCCAACGCCGGTATTGGTCTGTCCGGCGACAAAGCGCCCGGCCTTTTCGGTGATCGCGTAGCGCGGCATTGATCTCTCCCTTCGGGTCAGTTGGCGGGCACGCCGGTCGTGGACGGCCCCGGCAAGACCCCGGTATGGATGTGGCTGGCGCCGATATTCTTTCCGTCATGCGTAACAGTCCCGCCGCTGATCTCGACACCGGACCCTGACACCTTGAAGGTCACGCCGCCCACGGTGATCTCCGCGGCATCGCTCGTGATCTCGAATGTCAGCCCGCCGAGCTCGCTGCGAAGGAGATCGTCGGCCAGCGTCATGGTCACGTTGCCATAGGTCACGATATTCTGGTCGCCTGCGCCGGACGGGCTCGGGTTGGCGCTGTGATGCGTGAGCGGCACCGCCACCGCCTGCTGGAAGTCCCCGGTCGGCGACATCGCCGTGAATTGCTGCCCGACCGTGGGCGGCGTGTGCACCCGAAGGGCCCCGGAGAACTGGGCATAGGGCACCCAGGGCGACAGGAAGCGCCCGTCACGCCCATGCGCGGGCCCGAAGTCCAACCGCACGCGCTGGCGCGCAGGATCGACCTCGGCCACGCTGCCATGGCGCATCATCCCGGCAAGCCGTCGCTCCATCTCCGTCAGCCGAGAAGCCAGCTCGACAAGCTCACGGATCGCCATGTCATACCTCCGGATCGTCGATCACAACCGACCGCGGGCCGCCCTCAACAAGGATTTCCGTGAGCGGCGAAGGATCGTCGGCAAGGTCGGTTTCGGGGCCGATCCCGATCTGGTCGGCCACTTCGAGCGGCACGCCAAGGGCCTCGGCCGCGCGGCGCCACGCATCGACAGGCGCGCCCTCGATCTCGCCGCGCAGGAGGCTGGCGAGCCCCGCCAGCGCCGGGTCGGCCTCCATCAGCACCAGAAGCGCGCCCCATGCACCTTCGGGCGCAACTGTACCCCCGGCGACCGGCGTATCGACAAGATCGCAACTCAAGATCAGCTGGCGCGCCGCAAAGCGCACACCGTTGTCGGCGGAGGCGCCGCGCCGCGAGAGGCTGCGGGTGATCCGGGGCACCAGTCTCATCCAGACGGTCGACCAGCGGTTGTCGGCGCGGGTCAGCGCGCGGAGCACCTGATGCTCCATGATGTCGAGCGTCAGCTCCATCCCCTCATCGGTATGCGGGATCGCGATCGTGATCTGCCCGCCCTGCCCGTCGCTGGCTGGCACCTCCACCCGCGCGGCGATGGCAATCTCGATCACCAGCTCGCAGCGGTGGTTGCCAATGCCAAGGTTGCGCCCCGTGACCTCGAGCTCGTGCTCATCAGTGGTAAGCACGATCAATGGTTGACGCTGGTCAGCAATTGTCTGATCGATCGGATCGACCGCGCTGTCGAACACCCGCGGCCCGGCCAGCGTTCGGTCGCGCAGCGCACGGGCGGCCGCGACACGCATGGCAAGGCGGGTCAGGCTCATGGCGGCGGGTCTTCCCGAACAAGGATGAGGGTCAAGTCTCCCATATCCGTATGCTGGATCGAGGAGACACCATAGACCGGGGCGCCGGCCCGGCTGATGAGAGTGATCGTGTCGCCCTTGGCGGGAAGCGCGGTCAGCGCATCAACCTGGGTCCTGGCGATCCAGAACGCGGCGCTGACGGAAGCCAGACGCGTTGCCCCTGAAAACGAGGCACCCAGGGCGGCGGTCTTGAGCTGTGCATCGGAAGGCCCGGCGGAGAACACGCCATGGATCAGGTGGTGCGACCGATCCGGATCGGGCCTGCGATCGACATATTGCGCCGAAACGCGCGGCCGGTGAACCGCCGCCTCCGCATAAGCCCCATCAATCGCGCCCGACACCGCAGCATCGAGGTCGTGAAAATCATTCATTGTCGGCCTCATGGCCAATGACAGCGCCGAGTCGTCGCCGACAACTTTCCCGCAA